TCTATAATCTTACTTTTAGCATCAGTAAACTTACTTTGAGCATCTATAATCTTACTTTTAGCATCTATTAACTTACTTACAGCATCGGTAGTCTTACTTTGGGCATCGCTGAACTTACTCGGAGATAAAATAGAATAAAAAACATTATAAATAACACAATAGCCAGGGATATAGCGGGATTGATAGCCTTGTTATATTTTATAGTAAATATATATTGTAATATAGTATTGCTATATTCTGATATAATATAATTATACTTGATATTGTTGTAACTGTAATGATTATAATAACTTGTAATATATCCTTAATATATTGTGCCGATAGACTTACTCGGATTTACTTTAAAAATGAGCCCCCGTCGTCGGAGAAATAAATCGGTCAATCATAGAAAAACATTATAAAACATTTACTTTAACTTACTTTTAACCCTGTTTCCGAAAATAATGTTACTTTTTGGTGGTGGTAGGCACTTTTACCGCATCTATCATATACTTTTTGGTTTTAAGGTTAATCTTTGTTTTTCTTGTTTACTGTGCTTGGATAAGTGGTGAGATGAGCCTATTTTACTATATTTTATAGCAACTATTACCTAACATAATGTGTTATTAGGCTATTTGTATGGTAACTGTCAAATTATGACAGTTTGTCTTGTTTATGTCTTGTTCTATTTTATAGGACAAGTGTTCTATTTTATAGGACATTTTATAAGAGGACTTATTTCACTTAATATACATTTTTGTAGATTTACTGAAATAGGATTGGCGATTTCTTCAAATACTATTTTAGTAGATAATAGTAATTCGTAGTATTTATTAAGCGGTGTATTTTATTTTTATTATATAACTTTATTGTTTTTAAGTAGTTACAAATATAACGAGATGTAATTTTGTCGCAAATAGTATATAGTTTTTCTGACATTTTATAGAACGACTTTTTGTACTGGTAAAGCAGTTTTAATGTTCACTTTGTTCCTATTGTTCACTATTTTATGAACATTATGTTATAATAAACACTGATTATGTTCTATATTTTAGATATACCTAAATTACTGGGCATTATATATCTTATTTATACTTTCGGCAGAAAAATCATAAAGTTAGGATTAGTTCCAGTTTTTTAATCACCTTGATTTGCGAACTCAACTTTACCAGAAAAAATCAGAAAAGCTACTATAAAATTATTTTAAAATTTATTGCATAATTTTCCTGTTTTATGCGTATAATAATAGTGAGGGGTATGATAAACTCGTTATACCCTTTCTATTTCTTTTTTATATTTAACTTTAATAGTTTTAACTGGTTAGGGAAATATTTTGAAAATACCATTTTTTAGTAGAAATAAAGAAAAATTACAACTTATTGATGAAATAAAGGAATTACAGAAAAAAGTCGCCGATTTAAGAGTATCACCGACATCTTATTTGCAGGATTATAGTGCAGAAGATGAGACATCTGGCAGACAGACAGAAGTAAGCTATAAGATGTTGGAGCAGGTTTATAAGAAAGAATCTTGGGTTCGGGCTGGGATAGATGTTATTACAAGGACAGCTACTTCAAATGGTTGGCGATTAGTCCCTATAAATAAGATTGAAAGAGAAAAAAAGGCTGTTCTTCATAAGGATATACAAACTAATGAAAATATCAAAAGATTAGTCAAACTTTTAGAACAACCAAACGATTATGATACATTCACAGATATAACATCAGAAATTATTACAGACCTCCATATTTATGGCGATGCTTATGTAGAGGTTGTAAGAGACAAGGCTACTAAATTACCAGTAGCCCTTTTTAATGTCTATTGCCCATCAATGAGAATTAGGGTAGATGAGCATGGTTCTGTTTTGGGGTATGTTCAGAAAATGGATTGGAATAAAGGTGTTGAATTTGACCTCGACCAAATAATTCATTTTAGATTGATTAACCCTGGTTCTGAAGTTTATGGGCTTTCTCCACTTGAGAGTTTAATTATTGCTGTTGAAACAGATTTATATGCACAGAGTTATAATAAGGATTTTTTCAAAAATGATGCGACACCAAGACTACATGTTGATTTAGGTAACTGCACACTTCCACAATTAAAGAGAATGAGGGAGTATTGGCGAACAGTTTATAAGGGTAAAGGCAATGCCCACAAAACTATTGTAACTGAAGGTAATGCAAAAATTACTCCGATTGGAACTGCACCGAAAGATATGGAGTTTTTGAATCAGAGGAAATTTAATCGTGATGAGATTTTAGCTGTTCTCGGTGTTCCTCCGATTATGGTGGGAATAGTTGAAAGTTCAAATCGCGCAAACTCAAAAGAACAGGCAAATGCTTTCAAGACAGAAAAAATTATTCCGCTTCAAAAAATGATTTCAGCCAAACTAAATAAATGTTTGATATCTGAATTTACGGATAAATATGCTTTTAAATTTGCTGAATTAGATTTGAGAGATGCTTTGGACGCAGCAAAGATAGATCAAATTGATTTAGAAACAGGTGTTCGTAGTATTGATGAGGTTCGTAGAGACAGAGGCTTGGCTCCTCTTGAAGATAGTATTGAGCAAGAAGAAATAGAAGAACCACAGAAAAATAAGGCGAGCAAGTTAGGTTCCAAGGCAGTCGAAAAACCGATAACCTAATAGGGCTGAGCACGAGGTCAAACCTCTTGCTCGCCTCTTTATTTTATATAATAGGAAAATAATAATGGATAAATCAATAAGTTATTTGAATAATGTTTATTGGAGAGAATTATGAGAAAACAGGAGGCAAAAATGTTTGGTAATAGTAAAGTAAGCGAGGCTGTTGATTTATCTGAATTCGAGCCTTCAAAAGCTGGTATCATAGATAAATTTTTAAAAACGAAGCCTCATAAAAGACGAACACTGCATAAAAGTTTCCCAGGGTTTAAGGCAGCATTATTTTTTAAAGCAGTTACAGAAATTTTAAATGAGTATAAGGTTTATGCGACATTTGGTATTAATCGTGGAGAATTAGCTGCACCATCTTATTCTTATTTAGCAGTTGGTAGAGATAAGAGAGAGGAACTTCTTATTGATGGTTATAGATTAGTTGAGAAAGATAGTAATAGAACAGTTATTTTTGTAGAACCAGGAATGAGAAGTATGTTTTTAGACATTTTTTATCCTGAAGGTAAATCTGATGTTGCTGTGAATTTTTTGAAATCTGTTGAAAAATATATGTCAGAAAATAATTTTTATAAAGGTGAGAAAATAACTCCTGCTGGAGAATTTTTACCTATACCTAATTTAACTTTTGATGATGTAAAATTGCCAGACGAGAAAAAGGAAGCGATTAGAGTTGGGGCATTAGAATTTTTTAATAAGAAAGAAATATATGATAAAAATAATATTCCTTATAAAAGAGGATTAATTTTGACAGGATTACCTGGGACAGGCAAAACTCTTACAGGAAAAATTTTATTGGCTCAAAGCGATTGCACATTTATTTGGGTGACACAATCGATGGTTCACTATGGAGAAGATGTTGAGTATTTATATGATATGGCCAAAGAATTAGCTCCTTGTATATTATTTATGGAGGATTTGGATGATTATTTAGAAAGGAGTTCCGCTATTGGTGTAATAAAAACACAGATGGATGGACTCACTTCTGTTGATGGTATTTGCACAATTCTTTGCACGAACTATCCTGATAGATTACCAAAAGCTCTCCTCGATAGACCGAGTCGTTTTGATGAGGTTGTTGTATTTAGTTTACCCGATGAACAACTTAGATATGAAATTTTAAATAAACTTGCACAACCTATGAATATTGAAAATAAAAATGAGTGTTTACTTGCTATTGCTAAAAAATCCGATGAATTAACTGGAGCACATTTAAAAGAAGTTCTTGTTTATGCCCTGTTATTATCAGCAGATGCTGGGCGAGATATAATTAAACCTGAAGATTTAGCTAAAGCACTTACTAAAGTTTTAAAGACTAGGGAAATGGTTAATGGTAAAATTGGCTTGAAATCTATGGAAGAAATTATAAAAATGGTTAAGGGTGGAAATAAAGAAGAAGCTTTGAAAGTTAAAGTACATACAAGGCATATTACTACAGAAATTTGGGAGTGCCCTTATTGTCATAAAGAAATTGGTGAAAAGGGAATATATTATGATAGTGAGGCAGAAAAACATTATCACAGACCATGTAAAAATCGTGGGAGTATAATTTTACCAGGTGAAGATAGAGAAGAAACAAGAAAAACTTTACTAAATAAAGGAGAGGAAGCGAAATGAATAAGATTTTAGACAATTTACAATTTACAGTTTTTACTGATATTGTAGAAAAGTCGGAGAAGGATGGTAAGAGGCGAATTAGGGGATATGCTTCTACAGCAGCTTTGGATAGACAGGGGGAAGTTATCAGTATAGAAGCCCTACGACAGGCAGCCAATCATTTACTTGAAAATCCAACTGTATTTTATGAGCATAAGCACGATACTTATCCAGTAGGTCTTTGTGTTGCTTCTGAAATAGATGATAAGGGTCTTCTTGTGGAAGTCGAGATATCACAAACAGCAGAAACTCTATGGACATTGATACAGGAAGGAATTTTAAATCGTTTTAGTATTGGTGGGAGAGTCACATCCGCCGAAGAAAAAGTTGGTGAAGATAATAAACCTTATAATGAAATTACAGGCATTGAACTTTTTGAAGTTTCAGTTGTGGGTTTGCCAGCCAACCCTGAAGCGAGATTTGATGTAGTAAATAAATCATTTAGTATGGCGATTGCAGACGAAATTAAAAAGAGAAAGGAGGATAGTGTGGCAGAAAAAGAAATTAAGAAAGTTGAAGAAGTAAAAGCGGAACCTATTAAGAAGATAGAGGACAAATCTGCTGATAAAATAGAGGATACTCAAAAAAAAGATTTGGAGAAATATGAAGCAGAGGATAAAGCCAAAGCTTCTGAAAAATCAAAAGAGGAAGTCGCTGAAAAATCTCAAGAAGCAAAATCAGAAGAAGTTGTTGAGGAAAAACCGATTGAGAATAAGGTTGAGAAAGAAGCAGTTGTCGAGGAGAAAAAAGTAGTAGAAGGAGAAAAAGTTGAAGAACAAAAAGCGGTTGTTGAAGACACGAAGGAAACTAAGGTTACAGAGGAAAAAGTGGCAGAAGAAAAGGCTGAACCAGTTGAGCCTGCTAAGGTAGAGGAGAAAGTAGCTACTGAAGGTTCTGATACTACGATTAATATTAATGGGTCGAGTGATATGATTGATACAACATTGAATGATGATACTTCTACTATCCAAATTAATCTTTTACCAGATAAAACCGAAGAGAAAGTTTCTGAAGTGAAAGAGGAAAAACTCACTGAGGAAAAAGTAGAAAAGGAACCTGAAATCAAAGCAGATAACTCAATAGTAACTGATGAAGAATTTGAGAAATTAGTTGTCGAGGATATTTCTAAACCTTATCCTAATGAGCATGCTGCGAGAGTAAGGGAACCTGATGATTTTCAGGAGGGTAGTTTTAGAAGTAAACCTATTGCAGAAGGGATACGGATAATTATTGGCCGTTTAATCGGAGAGGAAACTGCGACAGTTCAATCTTATAGATTTCATGTTGACCATTTTACCGCCGAGGAAGCGGAACAATGGCTGAAAGACCACGAGATTGATTATATTCTATTTGAACCAGCAACGAAACCCGAAGAGTCAAATGATAAACCCGAAGAAACAAAAGAAGATGTGGGTGAAAAGGATACAAAGATTGAGGAAAAGCCTATTGAAGAGAAACCAGTATTAGCTGAGCGCAGGTTTTTAACCGAAGAAAAAGTTCTTGAATTATTAAAACAACTGGAGAATAAGATAGATGCTTTAGGAGAAAAAATTAATGCTATAGAATTAGCTAACCAAACTAAAATAGAAGAAAAAGCCCCAGAAGTTGGACAAGGTCAAGGACAGGGTAAACCAAGACAAGGAGAAGGAGGCAGAGATACTTGTTACTGTTCTAAATGTGATAAGGAAGTAGAGCATGACAGAGGTACCCCTTGTATTGAGCAAGTTTGCCCAGATTGTGGTGAGAAACTTTTACCTGAAAAACCTAAAGCCGAGGAAAAGAAAGAAGAACCGAAAGCTGAAAAGAAAGCGGAAGAAAAAGTAGAAGAAAAACCACAGAGAAAAAGTTTTATAGCAGATGCTCCTTATGCTAATGATAAGAAAAAAGATGAGGAGAAAAAAGATGTAAAAAAGACAACTGATAGAGGTTGGTCACGAATTGTGTATGGAAGGTAAAAAATAATAGTCCTAGAAAAATTGTGCTAGGTTGAATCTAAAAAAGAAAGCGAGGTGCTAAAATATTATGTTAGACGATGCAATTAAAAAAGCTGTTGGAGTAGGATTACAGAAAGCTGATGCTGAGGACTTGTTATCATCTGAAATCGGTAATTTTTTACCTACTGAGTATGCAAAGGAATTTGTGGATTTGGTAAGGGAGAAGAATTATTGCCGTGCACTTTTTAGAGTAATATCAATGCCTACAGCTACTTTCGAGATTCCTAGAATAGATTCTGATGCTACAGTTTATTATGTTTCTGGTGAGGCGACTGCCCCTGCTGCGAAATCTGATTTAAGCACTGCTTTTGCAGGAAAAGTAACCTTAGCTGCTAAGAAACTGATGGCTTATACCGATATTTCTGACGAAGTAGAGGAGGATTCTAAGGTGGCTATGCTACCTCTTATTAAAGAGGCTTTTGCACAAGGCGTAGCAACTGCGGAAGAAAAAGCTATGATTCAGGGTGATACTGGATTAGGTTGGGCGAATGCACAGGATGCCAGAAGGGCATTTGACGGTGTTCTAAAACTTGGTGCTGCTAAAACTGTGGATTATGCTACTTCTCTATTAGCTACTATCGAGGCTGCTAGAGTGGCGATGGGTAAGTATGGTCGTGGTGTGGATAAACTGATTTTATTGGTGAGTCCTTTTACCGCTTCCAAACTACGCCAGGAAGGATCTGTTCTGACCGTTGAAAAATATGGTCCGAAAGCTACTATTCTTAAAGGTGAATTAGGGCAATATATGGGTATTAAACTCATAGAATCGCCTTATATTCCTGAAGAGTTAACTGCTCTCTGTATGGAGGGTGGAGCTCCCCAGGTAGCCGATAAGGGCGTTGCTGTTCTGATGAGAAAAGATGCTGTTGTTATTGGTGACAGACGGAAAGTTAAGTTTGAATCCGATAAGATTATCGAGGCAGGTGCTCTCAGAGTGGTAATTTCTGAAAGAATAGATATGAAGCAGACTCTTGGAGTCGGTTCTGTTGTTAGAATCGATGGTCTTGAGAATAGCGTGTAATAGTTAATTAATCTGGTAGGTGCTGGTATCTATGGATACCAGTTCCTACTGGTTTTTTAAAAAATTTGGTGAAGAAATGAGATACAAAGCCATAATAAAAAGCATAAGAAATATTAATACTTTTGATGCTGAAATCTCATTAGGATTTGGGATAAAAGTAAATGCAACTTTGCGGTTGAAAGACATTTCTTCACTCAAAGATAACGATAAACTTGATGAAGCAATGGAATATTTAGTGAACAAACTTGTGGGAAAGCAAACAGAAATTGATATAAAATTGGCTAAAGAATATTCGCTTGCAATTGTATATTTAGATAGTAAAAATGTTAATCAGGAATTATTAGATAAAAAGCTGGCAAAGAAATTTAAGAAGGGCATAAAATGACAGAGCATACGAATATTTTAGTTGAGTTGTCTGGAAAAATTGGGAAATTAGAGAGTAGTTTGAAAGAACTCAAAGTTCATTTTGAAAATCATTTACATTTACACTATCGTCGTGATTGGTTTATTTTAATACAAACATTGCTCATAACAGGACTTTTCTGTTTTTTAAAATGGGGTTCATAATATATTACTGGGAAGTAGCAACCAGGATAAATAAAATTGCTGAGTAATAAAAATTAAAAACAAAGGAGTAAAACAATGGCTCGATTATACGCTTCAGTTAAGGATGGAAATCAAGTAAAATTTATCCCTTTAGCAGCAACATTGGATGCCGATGGACTTGGTGTGTTAAAAGTCGATACTGAATTATCTGTAGATTCTTTATCTCTTAATATAGATAATCTAAAAGTTGCCTCTACCGATGGAACTGTGGGCAATGCTAAATATATTAAAGTAGATGCAGATGGAACAGTTTATACAAATGTGACTTTTCCAGATATTTTAGATGTTGATGAAAATCCATTGAAAAAGGCTAATATAACAGCAGAATATACTTATGTAGTTGCTGGTGATGGTCAGGGTAAGGTTGAAACCATTAAAGAATATGCAACAGGGGCATCTGGTGGAGACCCAGCTAAATTATCAACTTATGAATATAATTCAGATGATAAAGTAGAAAAAATAACTGTTAGCGATACAACTGTTTAATTAAAAAAATAAGGGAAGTCAGTTAAGCCTCTATCTCTTATTATAATAAAAAAATTAGGAGGCAATAATAATGGACAGATTCAAACCAACTAAATATGACAAAATTCAGGATGATGAGACAGCAGAAGCAGTAGAACAGGCACATACCCAGAATTCAGATACTAAATTAGACGAGGGTGGAGCTAGCGAAGTAGTAGTTGCAGATATTAAAGACGCTGTAGATAAAAAACACACTCAAAATACCGACCAAAAGTTAGATGAGGGTGGAGTAAATGAAGTTGTTGTGGCGGATATTAGCGATGCAGTTACTCATAAAGATTTAACCAATAATCCTCACACAGTTACTTCTGCTCAAGTAGGAGCGTATACTCAAGCTGAAGTAAATACTTTAGTTAATGGTGCTAAATGTATAGAGGTTACTATGAGTGGTAATGCTAATAATTATTTATTCGCCAAAAGTGCCACTTATGCAGTCATTACCAGATTTATTTTTAAAGGAACTACTAAATTAGGTAGCCCTACCAATATCAAAGTGATAGCACATGTTAAAACAGCAGCAAAAACTGGAGATGTTATAATATACGATTCAACTAATGCTAATGCTATTTGTGAAGTAACAGGAATAAGTAGTTTAGTGCCAACTATAATAGATTTAGGAACATTATCAAATTTACCTTCTGGAGAAGCCACATTTGAGGTTCAGGCAAAAAGTCCCGAAGAAGAAGTATATGTTTCGGGATTAATAATAGAATTTTAAAAGGAGAGTAACCAATGTATAAAGTTAGATTTTATTGTATAGACGGTGCTCATTATGAGTATTTGGAGCAGGAGACTGTCGATGAGAATGTAACTTGCCCCATTCACCCAGAATCTGAAATAAGAGATTTTGTAATTATAGAGGATGTGAATGATTTAACAGATGCTGTTGCCAAAAAACATACTCAAAATACCGATATCGCATTAAGGACTGATAAATTTACTGTAGATACAAATGGAAAAGCTCATATAAATACCATTGAGTCTGAAGCACTTAGAATAGGAAATGGTGCGACTGGTGTAGATTATAAAATTAAATTTTCTGGTAATAATGGTGATGGAGAAATTATTTGGCTAGAAAGTAAAGATAAATTCAAACTCGATTGTGGGCTTGATGTTACAGGTTGCGGGCATTTAGATACTATAAACGAGTATACCGAAGAGGCAGGAATCACAGTTGAGGGTGTAGTAATTAAAGATGGCGAAATAGATACCGACCTTTTAGCTAAAAAACATGACCACGATAATAAATCAGAACTCGATTTAGTAACAGATGGCGACCATGATACTCGTACTGACAATCCTCATGGAGTTACTGGTATAACTGGTAAAACAGGTCCAACTGGTCCAGCAGGGGCAGGAACTACAGGTCCTACTGGCCCTCAAGGTATTGCTGGTCAGACTGGTTTACAAGGTAGTACAGGCACTACTGGTCCTACAGGACCACAAGGACTTCAGGGTATTACAGGACCAACTGGACCTATAGCAGATACTGCCTATACAGAAGATGAAACAGTATCAAGCACCACAAACACAGCTTGGCAGCAAAAACTTAGAATGAATTTTACACCACCTTCTACTGGAGACTATTTGTTGGAATGGTCGGTGGAAATTACAAATAGCAAAGCTGGTTCAGCCACCTATGTTAGAATTGAACGAGATGATACAACTCAAATTAATCATGTAATTCAAGAGCCGTCTATTGTGGGAGAATATACGAATTCTTCTGGATTCAAAAAATTAAATTTTGTTGATACCGATTTACACACAGTAGATGTAGATTGGAAGGCTGAGGGCGATACTGCATCAATTCGCAGAGTTAGATTATCTATGAGAAAAATATAATCGGAGGCAAATAAATGTTATATGAATATTCTGGTAAAATAAACGCACCAAATTTAGACCAAATACATTTAGATGTTGCTACTTCAGAAATGATAGATAAGGTTATAGAATGGTGTCGTTGGGACGAACTTACAGCACTATTAAAAGTAGTTTTTACTAATGAATTAGTAGTAGGCGACAAAACTATTTTGGATGGGATAGTAGTAGATAATTCATAATACAAGGCAATAATATGACACAATATTTTTATTTAGTGAATTGCGAAAATAAAAACCCTTTTACAGTTTTAGGAGATAAAGAATATATTCATGTTAAAGCTCATGTAGAAGGTAAGCAGGTTGCTATAATTTCTTTTGATGAATTATCAGGTGAAAATATTGAAGAAAAAACTAAAGAAGAATTACAGATAATATTAGATGAATGGATTGATGCGGAGAATATAAACCCAGAAAAAGATGTAGATAATAATGATATTTTACAAAATAAAATTGACATTAATAAATTTATAAAGGAATAAAATGGCAAACTGGTCAGGCACGAAAACTAATAACAATCCCACTGGTATAAGCACAGGACTTAATAGTTCTATCTCTTTTAATGATACCACTGCGAATTGGGGAGATATGACCAATTGGGAATTAAGAATTACAGCAGGGTTAGGAGTAGGACAAAAAAGAACAATCTTAATAAACACTGCTATAACTATAACTATAACTGAAGCATGGGATACAATGCCTGACGAAACAAGTGAATATGAATTAGTTTTAATATTGAGAAATCAAGACCATATTGTAGGAAATTTAAGTCTTGGAGCAGGAATTATAACAGAACTTGAAGATAGCGCTACAATTTTATTTGATGGGAATTATACTCTCAATTTTGTTAATTCTGTTAAATGTAATTGGGGAAAATCTAAATTTACACTTGTAACTTTTGAACCTAATCAAATATCGGTGCAAGGCAAGGCAAGTTTTTGGTCATATATTTATTTTCAAGCAAATGTTTCAAATCCAATTTATTTTAGTTATATTAAAGTAGTTGATGCTATGTATGGAACAATATTAGGAAGTTCTGTGGGAATAGGAGATTTTCTAAATATTCATCATTTAAGATTTAAAAATTTAGGAAATAATTTTATTCAAAGAGGTTATGCAACAGAAATACAAAATACCAAAATTACCCATTTACTTTATGAAGGAGGTTATGCTCCATCAAAATTATTTTTTAATAATTTTGCCAATACAAATTATATCGAAGAATATGAAAGAATATGGGTTGAAAATTGTAA